GCAGTATCTTATGACTTCTCGTGTGCCAGTGTTTTTCCCGCCAGAGCGGAAGGCGGAGGTGATGGCCGCCCTGCTGACCGCTATCGACGCGCAACCACCCGACCTCCCGGCTACACCCCACTACATCCGGTTTAAGGTCGAAGGGATGGAGGAGAACTTTGTGTTCAGCCCCCACAAGCCCGACGTCCAGGAAGGTGTCCATTGGACGGACGCGGGAATGGTCCCCGTGTGGCGCCCTGACGCCAAACGGCACCCCCACGCGTTGATAGGCGCGGGCCGCTCGCTCGCTGAGCACCGAATTTCGGAATTGATCTCCCGACTCGGTGACAGCGAGGGCCGCCCCCTTCGAGTGTATGACGTCGGCAGTAATGCCGAGCGTTTCAGGACCTCGGTCGGGATCTATGCCCGAGACAAAATAGCAGAGTTGTGGCACGGTATTCCCGTACTGCAGTTCGGGGACGCGGAACGCCTCATCAACGCGCGCAAACGTTACCCCCACTGCACGTGCCTCTTTGAACAATGCACCCACAGAGACGGATTCGACGTGTTCGTCTTTCAACACTCTCTCTACTACTTCACCCCCCAGACGCTACTGGATCTCCTCCCTGTCGGGTCCGTGGCCCTCGCCTCACTTCACCACATATTTGATGCGGCCGGTTCCATTCTTGGCCAACTCACGTATTTCATCGACGATGAGGGTCTGGTCGATGCGGTTGCCGCCGGAAATCCCCACCACTACCGCCATGCTGATGTTGCGTGGCTCAAACTCGGGTACTGGACGGATGGCAATCGGACACTCGCATGGTCTCACGATAGCGAGCACTTCGGCACCCACGTGTACACCTTCCACGTGCTTCCCACCGGACTTGCCCAGCACCCCGCGCCTACCAGGCTGGGGGAGCTCGGCTACGGTGATCTGCCGGAGGACTACGCCGCGCGTCTAAACAACACGATCGCGAATTCCAACGAGCTCAGGGCAATCGGCCCGGCCCAGACCGCCGGTGCCGTAGCCCGCCACGTTCCTGTCAGGCGACTGACGCTCAAGATGGGCCTGGCGTTGGCCTACCAAGACGGCGGTCGCATCATCGCTTTTCCAACCGACCTCGTTGGCGTGCTGGCGTCGCATGCTGCGATGGTTCCGAGAACCCCCACTCTGGAGAGATCGCTCGCGGAAATCGCCAAGCGCTACCTGCGCAAAGGCCATTTCCCCCCTTCACGCATCGATCTTGTTGTTGCCCCAGCCGTCGCGGCTGCCCTCGTCTCACGTGTCGAGGAGGAAACCGCGACGATCGGACGACTGCATGCCCTGTATGAGCCGATTTTCCATGAGCACGCCCTGGTTATGGCTGGGCGTGGCGTCTACCGATGGCGCTGGTACCATTGGTTCTCACCAACCTTTTGGTGGGTGACTTGCCGCGACACGGTCACATGTGACTATGTCGACGGACACCACACCGACGAGGCGGATGGTTTTGACTTGAACAATCCCTTGGGGCCCACCCCGGGGGGCGCACCCACCAACCCAGTGCACAGTGCGCTCTCTGCGGTAGCGGCCGGGGCGGCCCGCGTGGCCAGCGTCCTTGATCGGACGACAACCCCCTCCACCAGTAGCAGCGACGCCGACGCCTTTGACCGCCTTCGGTCCGCCGGCTTTGCGGCTACACTCAACACCCCCGTTCAACGGGACGCGTCCGTCGATTTTGGGCCCCGGTACGAGCCCAAAGCGTCCCCCACGCTTGCGCAAGATTCAGACTCCAGCGTGACGATGGGTGTAGATCACCTCCGACCCCCTCCTGAACCCCGCATTGTTCAGGCCCTCCTGGCCTTTTCTGGTCTCGTCCCCACGACTGTCGAAAATAACGCCGAAGCCCTCGTACGAGGTTTTCGCGCGCGACTTGGGATGGCCGTCCCGCCGGAGAGGGAAGGGGTGTGGCGGAATTTGAGTGAGAGGTTGAAAGACAAAGAGAGCGTCCTATACAGGTTGTGGGACGTTGAGCGCATCGAGCTCACAGAGGCCGACTGGCAGGCCTGGCTCTCCAAGTTCCCAGAAAAGGAACGCGTCAAGTTCGTCTCGGCCCGCGCCGAGATGGGCACACGCGACCTTGTCATGGGCGACCTCACTGGTTCTGCTATGATAAAAGTCGAAAAATCGGGCATGTGCACTCCCGATGGACCACCCAAGCTTGACGAACGCCTCGTCCTGTCGTACAAACCCATACGTCAGGTGGCGACCGGGCCCTACAACTGGCTCCTCGCCAAGGCGCACCGCCGTGCTTTCGGCCCCGACGTCATGGACAACGCAGCCTATTGGGCGAACGGCGAGAATGCCGAGGCCAGCGTGTTCGGACAATGGTTCGACTCCGCAGTCGCATCATTCGGCGACGTCCCCTTCCACATTTATGTCGGGGACCAACGCCGGTTCGAGGCCCATCGCAAGGAGGGGGCTTTCCGCTTCGCTCTCGAGGTAGCCTTCCACGCCGTGAAGAACCGAAAATACCAGTTCGCCATGCGCAACCCCTGGCTTGTCGGCCGGGCCCAGCGCTTTGAGGTGGCTTACAAGGCAAAGTACGTTCTTGGATCCGGCGGGACGGAGACTTCCATTGATTCCATGGAGCGGAACCTCGCCGGGCTCGTGTGGACTTTCGGGGAGCCCCGATGGGGCCGAACTATCTTCTTCTTTAACGGAGACGACTGGGTCGTCATGACCGAGACCGGTTACAGCCGCGCCGCCATACAGGAGCGGATGCTTGACTGTGGTTTCGAAACTGACGCCGAGGTCGCCCGCGACTTTACAGAGATCGAGTTCTGCCAGACCCTCCCGTACCCTGTTGACGGGCGAACGGTCTGGGGCCCCAAGATTGGGCGCGTGTTGGGACGGCTCCCTTACGCGATCTCCACTGCCAAAGAGGATCCTGCTGGCGTTGCTCTCGGGATGCGAGCCGCCACCAGCCACATTCCATTCCTCCGCGCGTACATGCAACGCGTCTACGCTCTCTCACCCAACGCCGTGCCCATCAGATACGAGCACCACGTTTCGAGCGTCCACGCCTACGCGCCCGGGGAAGACACTTACGCGTTTGTCTTCGCCCGGTATGGTTTGTCTCGACAGGATGAGGACGACTTCAAGGCGTTGCTGCTTACGGCCACGCGGCACGACGTCGTCCTACCCTGGGCCTTCCTCGAACATTGTTACGAGGTAGACAACTGAGTCTCGGATAACCCTTTGACGACGTGGGCCATTCGAAGCAGATATTTATTCCAGTTCGAACTCAAGTGTGCTCCACATCATAGGTAACCACATCCAATCACCTTCTGTGACCATTCAACGCGGACTCAATGACGAAAAAGGGCAACAGCCAAAAGAAACCTCGAAAACAGAAGGCGGGACAGCAGCGCAAGGGTCGCAAGACCCGCGTACCCAAAGCAAAGACTGGGCCCTATGCACTTACCATGCCGGGGGTCACTGCCGGGCATCGCCCCATGGGGATCCCCGCTGCCGTCTATCAGGCGAAGGGCACGCACTCAGCTGTTTGCGCCATGACGGACCCCTTCTGTCAACATTCTATTGGAGCGAAAATTCCGGATGGGACGGGGGCCCTCACGGTCCCCTACCGTTCCTGGGGATACCAGAAGTGCACGACAGGTTCTGGGACGATGTTCGCTCTGCTCTTTGCACCGGACAACCGATCGGACAACTACTTGTCAGCTATCACCTCGACGGCTGCGACCTTCACGTTTGGGGCGAACTTCACCACGGTCGGGAACCAAGGATCATTCTTCACCAGCTATGTAGCCCAAAGTCGCGTGGTTAGTGCTGGAATCCGATGGGTCCCCACCATGCCCACAACCCAGGCCGCGCCCATCGCTTTCGTTCTCGAAATCTCCAACCCTTCGAACATGTTGAGTTACACCAACGGCGGAACCGGAGTCGTCACCAACATCGGAACCAACCCACAGTTCGTCGACTTGCGCCAGCCTTGGACTCACGTGACCCGCCGTTCAGACCCGACCTCGCTTAAGTTTGGCACCGTCGCCAACTCTGCCTCCTCGGGTTCTTACAACGGTATTCTCGTGCAGATCCTCGGCGCCGCCTCGACCGACTACGGTTACTTCGAGTTGGTCACCAACTGGGAGTGCATACTCCAGCTTGACGACTCGTCCAACACAATCGCCAACGCCCTCGTCACCAAGGCACCCCCGAAAGACGTGCACGCCCTCTCCGCCCTTGAAAAGGTGGGACAATCCGTCGACACGGTCGTCACCGGCGCGTTCAAGCAGACCACCGATTATTTGAGTGGTCTTGCCAAGGACGCCCTCGATGACGTCGTGGCCGAGGGTTTTGCGCTGCTCGGGCTCTAACTTTACCTCACTTTGCACCACGCGCCATGTGTCGCGTCTTTGTCGTCTATACCGGGAGACGCAGCGGATTTTAATGCTGCGACAAGCCTCCCCAAAAATAAAAACCTTAAAATCAAGAAAAGGCC